TCTGTTTGTTCCAGAGTTAGAGTTTACATAAGCAACGTGAACAGAAACGTCCGTACTAGTTACGCCACCGTAGTTAACTGCAGATGACTTTAAGAATGCTTGAACACCAACAAATTGCTTAGTTGTTAGAGCACCTGTTGCCGCTGTACCATCAGAGAAAATCCCTTTAGTAAAACGTTGTCTCATTGCCATTTCCATCATCTTAAGTCTTTCAGAGACTAGGTTAAGACGAGCTTCTTTTCCAGAGTTTCTAGCAAGGTCACGGTGAGTGATTACTAAAGATTCTTGAAGTTCGATTAGGTCGAATGAAAGCTCAGTGAATGGGTCGTACATGTCTAAAGATAAAGACTCTGCACCTTGGTAGTAAGATCCGTTAGTATCAAGATCATCAACATAGTTGAATGGGAAAGTTTTCTTTTCCCCTGAATAGATACCTTCGTTTTTCTTAAGTCTGTTTAAATAAGCGTGGTTCTTGAAAATAGCGTCTTTCACTCCGCCTTCAGCATCGATACCTTTTACGGTTAATGCTTGCACTTGTCCTACTGATAATGACATTTGATACTCCTGTTATTAAATTGAATCCCTAAGCATACTTTCATAGTCTCCGGCCTTAAAGACCATGTCTTGTTTTTCGCCCCTAGAACTAGATGAAACGCCTGATCGTTTAAGTGCGCTTGCGTTTGCTTTGGATTTAGTTGCCAAAAGCTTCTGATAACTCTGATTGGCCTTAGCTATTTCTTTTCCATAAGCAGCGTAAAATGCATCCTCAACGCTCATTTTTCCTGTTGCATCTGCTGACCATACTCCCTTGACCTTTTCCCAATCCGCTTTCACTCCTAGCTTTGATAAACTTGCTGCGACTGTTGCCTGGACTTGTCCAAGCTCACTCTCCCAACCGTTTTTAATCGACGCTAGTTCTTCGGTCTGCTTGCTCTTCCCGAAGTTGTTAAATTGCTCGCGCAGTTCTTTAATCTGCCCTTCGTATTTAGCAATTACTGGTTGCTGCATCTTGAATTGTTGTAGTTCTTGGTTGTAAGCACTTTGAATAAAGGCAAAGAGTTCAGGATCTTGAGTCTGCCATTTAGTAAGCATGCTCGTAATGATGTTATTGTCATTAACTACATCGCTGATCTCTTGTTCTTTCTGGGCAAGTGCCTGCTCTGTTTCCTTGAATTTGACCTCTTTTTGAGCAAACTCTTCGGTTTTTAGCCTCACTTCTTCCGCGTGGACCATAGTTTTCTTGGTGTAATCGAATCCTTTTTGAATGATCTCTTTCAACTGGTCAGGAGAATCAATCTTAATAGGCAATCCATTGTGAATGGCACCCATTTGGTTGATTTGTTCAATCGCCTGTGCAACGGCTTCGTTGTTTACAGTCTCTTGTCCTACCTTGTTTAGGATATCTCTGGGGTCTGCTTCCTCAGTGTTTTCTAATGGGTTCGTTTCCGCTTGTCCATCCACATCGGAGACCTCAGTTGAAACATCATCGGTTCCGCTGTCTTCAGCGGTTAACTCGTTAGCTGCTTCCATTAGGTCGAATACTTTTTCTTCTGACATTATTATAGTCCCTGGTTATTTAGGTTGGCCGGAATGGCTCCTTCATTTGCCTGTGGAACGCTCATTAAATCATTTGGAACAATGAGAGAGTTGATAGAGGCTTCTTTCGCCTGCTTTTCAAAGACCTTTCTTTCGTCGCCACTTAAAAGATCGACCGAGGCACTTCTGCCTAAGTCCATAGCTCCTTTAAGCTTAATGTTTTGTTCTTGTAGCTGTGCAAGTTGGTCTTCATAGTTCGCTTGCATAGTTTGAGCTTGTTCTTGTATCTGTTGCATTTGAGCTGCTTGTTGATCTCTTTGAGCAAGAGACTCAATGATCATGTCCTTTTTGGGAATGTCTGCAACTTTTAGGAATTCTTGGATTGTTATATGTCCGCCGTTAAGTAACATCATATAGACTGCATTAACCGCGTCTTTATCCACTCCGGCCATTGAGCCAGGAGAGATTTCGACGATGTAATCTAGGTCTTCGACTTCGAGCGGGTTATAGACAACCTCTTCGATCTTAGTTGAATCGCTTCTAAATCTTAAAACCTTTTCTTCTGTCCAGTTATTAACAATTAGGCTCGCCGTTAATGAGGCAAGGCGCTTCATTGAGTAATATTCTAAGACTCTGTTCTTTAACCTGATTCGTCCGACTGCTTGAGTTTGGATCTTTTGGACAGTAATGCCCGAAACATTCCCTTGTGGCATACTGCCATTCATGGTTGCTTCGTTTTGCCCCGAGATCATTTCCATTGTCTGTTGATCAAGGGTTTTTCTGCGCTCTAATTGAGGCGAAACTTGCCCGGGTTCAAGACGTCTTAACTCTGTACCGCGTTTCTTTAGAACAACGATTCCAGGGGCATTTGTGAGCTTCTCAGCATCAACTTCCGCCTCTGTGTCTCCGATCCATCCTGGATTGCTTGTTAGCCTTAGGCCCTCAAGCTCTCTAAAGTCCATATCGTTTAATGTTCTTTGAGCGTCGATGATGTTTTTAATCTCACCGAACCCATAGATTGTTTCGTCTTTGTAGCAATAGAATGGAACGATCGGAAGCATCCCATTTTCTTCAGGATTGGCACCGTCATATAAAATAACGCCTTCGATCCACTTAATAACTCTCCAACCATCTTCAAACTTAGGTTCTTGACCAGCCGGATTGATTTTCTCCATTTCCTCGTGTTCTTCGAGGTGGTTTTCAATTATCTTAACGATCAATAGACCTTTGTTGAGTTGCTCCGCTGCTTGAGGGTTTCCTTGTAGGATCTCGTCAACCTTTGCGCTCGCCTCTTCATAAGAAGCTTCTGGAGGTAATCCAACGACAGCAAGTAACTCAGCTTTTTGAGCATAGTGAGCTGCTTTATGTTCCTTGTGGTTCTCCCACTTAGTGATATCAGGAGACTCAGCATTCTTAAATTGCTCTGTCTCTTCTGTTATTTCTTCCTGAGTTTCCTCTGGTTCAATGTTCTTTAACGAATAATCCTTAATCCAGGTCTCATTGTAGTTAAGAATGTCCTTTGCTTTGTATGCTTTAGGTTTCCCCATAGCAGCGTCACGTCCAGAGATATCTCTTCTTTCAAAGTTATCGTCTCCAGAGTCGTCAACCATAGACTTGCCGCCCTTGGTTGCCTTGATCTCCTTAGCAAATTCCGGCCATGAGCGAGCTAGTGCCTCTCTTCGCATAGGAATTTCTAGGTGCATCTTTTCAGCATGATCAAGAGAGCCGACGTTTCCGTCTAGCCAAACATATTTCCAAGGGAGTTGTTTATACTCAACCTTGCCGTCGCCGTTGTCAGCATCGGGATTATAAAAAGCATATATATAACCAGGAGCACTCATAAGGGCCGATCTCATTAGAGATGGCAGTAATAGTTGAAGATTTTGGTCTTGATAAACCCATCTAATAGATTTCTCGAGCATGTCAGCTTGAGGTTGTTTTGAGCTTTGAGAAGCAGTGAGGAGCGTTCCTGGCATAGCGTCCGTAAGAATAGGGACTTCGCTTTCTATGATCTTGAAGATGTGGTTTTTGACGGTCTTGACGTTTTCGCCCGTCTTGTGTTGCTTGCCATAATAGGCATCATCATATTGCTCCCATTCTTTTTCAAACGGCTTGCGGTATGACTGCAGCTCCTTTTTGGCTTCCTTTGCAATCTTTAATGATTCCTCAGTCGAAACCATACTCATATCATCGTCAGGCTTTTTTGTGTCTTCATTTTGCATATCTTTAAAGGTAAGATTGAGGGGTACAATGCACAACACATATTCGGGAAATCGTAATGAGTGAACTAGAAGGATTATTTGAGTTTGAATTACCAGATGGCGCTAAGGTTGAGATGAGTATTCATCGAGCGAGATCACTTGGATGCAAAAACATTACTAAGAGATGCGACGAGATTGTTGAGTACTATAAATCTAAGGCGAAAAAAAAACACAAGAAAGATGGTTTCGTTCCTGGTTGGCAAGAAAATATTCGTATGTATATTTCATGTCCGTTCCAGTACCGGAGGGCGCTGAAGGAATTAGGCCTAGTCGAGATAGGAAACGATTCTACGCCCCAAGACTCGACGAAGACATCGAACCCTTTTAGCAACGATGCAATGATCAAGGCGGCGGTTGACTCTGGTATTTACTTATCAGGGCGAGAGATCGATGCTCTTAAGTCAGGTGATTACTTTAAGGGCCTACCAGTCGTAGATGAACCCGAGAACAATTGATCCTGCTAGCGCTAGTGTTAAGACCACAACTAGAACCAGCTCCCACCACTCATGCTTTTCAAAGACTTCTTGCTTTTCAATAGGAAGTCCTCTTGTTGTTGGAACATTGTTAGTGGTGACATGATCAAGCACGATTTTATTATTACTGTCTAGTACTTCAGCTTTTCCTCTGATAATCCAAGCTCCCAGGTTCTCATCGAAGCGGGCAAGGTGTCCGGTCGCGGTTATGCCAATCAATTGCTCACCTTTTACTGCTATTTGTACAATTCTATCGTGCATTTTCGTCTCCATACCAGTCATCTCTCTTGCCGTTAAACTCGCTCATTGGGTCGCCTGCCGGGCTGAATATCTTTGCCTTGATTGGTTTTGTATCGTGGACTACAGTTTCAATCTCTGTTTCAGTTGCTCTCTTATAAATATGGTCATATTGGTGCTTGCGAAGCTCCCCGCTTAGTTCGGTAATGAGTCTTAGGTTGTAAATCCCCATCCAAAACAACAAAACAATGGCGGCCCAAAGTAATATCTCCACTAGTAATCCTCCAAACTAAACACGCTCTTCTTCTTTTTATCTAATTTTGCTATTTCTTCGCGTGATTTGTCCATGGTTTCGAAGATTAACTTCTTTGGTTTGTCTGGGTTGTAGACGGTTGCGGACTCGTAAATCTGATTGAATCCTTGTAGAGCGAGACAGGTTGCCACAACTCTATCTTTTCCATTGAGCTCGACACTGCCGTCTGATTCTCGAGTGCATCTAAGCATTTCCTTAAGCGTGCCATCGTCTAAGATAGTTACTTCCTTGTCACGATAGGTGGCTATTAGGGCGTTCAACATCACCTGTTTGGTCTTTACGTTAGTCTGCCATCCAATCTTGCTAGTGATCTTATGCTCGTCTAGTTCGTCGTTGATTTCTCTGTTATAAACACGAGTATAACCCATGTCTTTAATGGCGTTTAACGTGGTGTGTCCCATGGCATTGACTTCCGGCACAATGATAGCGTTATTATATGTTCTCGCTAGCTCAACCAGGCATCGTCCAAAATGATCAGGATCAAGCTGCCCGTGAAAATGAGCAACCTCTTTCATGTTTGAATCAAGAATCTTTGCATGAGACGCATCCCCTATGTCTAGCCCCAGCGAAACGTCCGCGCCTATTGAGTACTTCATGCCGTTTTCAGGTACAAAATAGACTGTTAATAGCCTTGGATACATTGCCAGGAATGTCTGTTTGATCTTAACTTGATGTTTCTTAGGAGGATGATTTCTCAAGTCCTCTATGTCGTTCTTAAGCGATTCCATGTCAAACACTGGGCGTCCGGTTGAAAGGAATGCTTCGGATGGATATGAGGGGAAATCCTGCTTAAACCGCTCAACGGGCTCAAGTGGAGAGTCAGACGTCTTAGAGTATTCTGATATTTTAAGCCGTCTCCAGACTAGGTTGGCGTTGGTTATGTCAGGGCATCTTCTCGTTAAGTCTATTTCTTCTTTAGTAAGGATGAATCCGCGAGGGACGTCGATGGCATAGTCTGGGATAGATTGCCACGGAACAAAGAAAGGGCGGTATATTGAGCTCCCTTCTTCAGCGGCACACCATAGATTGTAAAACGCTTCACCGTCTCCACTCATTCCGTTGGCAGTTGATTCCTTTACAATAGAGGTGCCTCTTGCGAGGGGTATACTATTCTGTAAACCCTCGTCCGTCTCCATTGCGTGTGGAAAAAAGGCAAATTCAGACAAGTGCGCCCAATTTCTAGTTCCTGCTCGACCAGCATTCGCGTCTTGGGCAGTTTCGTACTTAAACCCCGACCCTAATCCAGGCTTTGCGTTTCTTAGTTCTCTGTTTGGATTATCAAAGAGAACCTCGTCGCTATTATCCTTAGCGATCATCGGTCTGATTTTATCTGGAATATGTGTGATGTAGTTTGAATAAATGCTCTGGAGCTCGCTAGTACGGCCAAACTTGTCTGCCATAACAATACCGCGCTCGTTATGCCTGGTAATTGTTCTATGAACATTGATTCCGGCTTCTAGCGTCGAGAAGCCACATTGTCTTGGTTTTAGTATGATTGCCCTAATAATTCCAGTTGGAAACGAATCTGTCCTCCACTGGAGGTACTTCTTTTGGTAATCCCTTAAAATGAATGGTTGAATGCCATGTATCTTGGTCTTTATCTTTAAAACCCGCGGGCAGTAATAAGAAAAATCAAGAATAGACGACAAACTATCTCTTCTTTTTCAATAAATCTGCTTGTGCAGCTTCGATGAAGTTGCAAAGAGCAAGTGCGCGGTCTAGTGCAAGACAAGCGTCTTCGACTGCTAGACTAATTTCTCTAAACCCACCTGGAATTTCTTGTAGTTTAACTTTCAAGTTAGTGATCACAACCGATGCTGGAATCTGGATGTTAACAGTTGGAGCTTCTTTAACTTCTTCTGCTTCAACTGTCTCAACAACTGGACACTCAGCAACTTCTTCTTTCACTTCTTTTTTAACTGCTTTTTTCTTTGTCATATATAGCTCCTTAAAATGTATATTCTTCTGGTTTCTCTGCGGCAAGTATGGAGTCAGAGTTGTACTCGAACCAAGCATGAAACTCTTTTGGTGTTAAATCAAGTCTATGCAAACGAATGCGCTCTTTAGGATACATGTCTTCACTTGGAAAGTGTCCGCGAGCCTCTTTCATTAGTAAGTCGTAAGTCATTTGGTGACTAGGTGGCACCTTGATTTCAACAAAGACCACAAATCTGTCTGTGTCGTTGTCCTTGTAATATTTGCAAACTTGGTCTTTTGTCAGATGGTGAACCCTTGGAGCGTTGTCAACTTTAACAAAGCAAGTCTCTTCGCACTTCTTGATGTCGATACCATTCAGTAACTCCATGTGAGCGTCGTTCAATTGCCCTTTTAAGCGATCTCTCTTGAGTATCATGAGCATTAACTCAAACTCGTTAGCAGATTGCTTTTCGCCCATGTAAAGCTCAATCAACTTTGCTTTTAAAGCAGTAAGCTTTCGTGTCTGCATCTGCCCGCGTTCAAATTCTTTCTTCAATAAAGGAAGGTCGTTGATATTGTCCTTAACTTCCTTTGCGTCCGCCTTAGCCATTAGTTGTCTCCGAGTGTTTTGATATAATCTTCGTATGAAACTTCTACGTTTTTATTGGTGTTATCGCTCTCTATCTTATTTCTATCAAATTGCTCAAGATAGTTTTTACCTAAATGAATAAGCATTGTTGTGTTACCCTTCATTGCTTCTGAAAATTGTTTGCGTCTAACAGAGATTTTTCCCATATCCTTATGTCTCTGTGTATAAGCCGAAAAAGTGCATCCAAACTTCTCCCTAATTCTTTCTTCTAGGGTGTCAACCGACATGTTAAACCAAGACGCTATTTCGCCAATAGTTGCCTGGTAATTACAAAGCTTTTCAAACTGTTCAAAGTCAATCTCAATTCTAGGTCTGCCCATAATCTTTGTTTTAGGTTTACTCATGAGTTGCAAATCCTACGTTAATTAGTTTGTCGTTATTGGCGAATAGGCTGATAAGCTTGTTGATAATCTGAACATCGTCTGTGTTTACGCTTAGAGTAATATCAAACGAGCCATCAGTCGTGGAACGAATTGACTTAATAACCGCCTCGCATGCTCCAATTGGTTCACTCATTTGTTACCCCAAACATTATCCACATCGTTGTTATGACCTTGATTTCGTTGCCGTTAAACATTGGATGATTTTTCGTGTACTTGACTCTCCAAAGATGGGCGAAGTACTCAGCTAGTGCCTTATACTCCTCAGGATAGTGAGTTCTAATCCCGTTTTCTCTGTCTGAATAGGAAGAAATTGCCATCATGTTGTCTAGGGCAACCTTTGACTTAGTAATCCCAAGCGACTCACGAACCCACCGAAGGCGAGAACCGATATCGTTTAGGCTTCTGAGTTGTGTTGTTGTCATGTAAATAAGTTTCCGAGAAGTCGGATAAGATGTCAAACTAAAAGACGCGGCTACCGCCTAAACAGATGTCCTTAATGCAGGGGAGAAAGAACCGCATTCGTTATCACTCATGCTATCGCCGCAAGCGTCGATGCTACTGTTGTTTTAGGGATAGTTTTAGGGAGGGGAAGCTAATGCCCTCGGATCAGGGCTCGATCATTCTATCCATGAGTCACTATATGTCTAATAGATTTTATCTATCGCAATATGGGTATCATAGATTATCTCTATTCTGTGGGGTGGGTTAAGGGATAAGAAAAAATCTCCTTATCCCACTATCGCCATTTATACTTCCGTTCTAGCCAATTTTTTTGATCTAAAGCCAGTACTCGCCCATCATCTCATTTGGAACTAGCTCGGTTGGCAGATCACAGTTTTCTAACATCCATTTCTTGTGCTTTTTGCTCACCAGGTCGGGGTTCTTGGTGAATCTCTTCATTAACTTTAGGTATTTAAATATGTCTTCGCGCTCCTGATTAGACAGCCTTGCCCACTTAACCTCGCACTCTTTGTCGAAGGAATAGAAGCCGTTTTCATCGCGGTAATCGTCAAACTCGGCAAGCTCTAGGTCTGGCTTTAACTCAAGTACTTTATTCATATTGTGCCAATCCTAAAAGCACTACTCGTTCGCGCAGGTGCCTGTTGGGTTCGTCGGTTGAAAGCAGTATTTCTCGAAGCAAGATCTCGCCCATATAACTCGGGAGGTTGCTCGCGTCGGTCAGCTTCTTAAGCTTTTCCTTAAACTCAGCGGCGGCTTTTGGGCTTTTGTACATTCTTTCGTTGATGCTTTTAATCTTTACCATACTCTCGTCTCCTTCGTAATCACTGGTATTTTTTTGTTTGCGTTATCCATGATCTGCACAACCTCTTGGTAGTTAATCATCTTGTCCCCGGTATAAATCCCAAGATTGGGATCATATTCGAGCTCAAAAAACTTCTTGTTTGTCTCGGGATGATAGCGCGCCTTGTCAACATTTACAATTGCTCTCGGCGGACTTGCCCTAAAGTAGGTAGAAATTACATAGTTGTATGACCCTGCGTTGGTTGTGCTGGCATTTCCCCTAACGTCTTCGCCATCCAAAAGCTTCTTGTATAAGTCCGACCCCTTTGCCGTGTGGAAAACGCCAATAATAGCAATTTCATACTGCGCTGCCATTTTCCTGAACCTGGTAATCATGTCCCCTTGTACGTTTATCGGAAGAGAACCAAGGAAACTTGTAGTAAAGTTGTCAAAGATAACCATGTCGGGTGTCTTGTCGTTGATCACGTCCTCGAGTCGATCAAAGAAGTAGTTAACATTTAGCTCTTTCTCATCCCAATCAAGCATTGATTCAAATAACAGGCGCTCTAAAAAGGCATCGGTTTTCTTCCCCGCACACCTTTTTTCAAAGGTATTTGCGATTAATCCCTTATAAACAGAGGTCTTTTCCTCACTCAGTAAGTGATAGCACTTCCTTCCTCCAATTGCGCACTCGTGAGAGATTGTTTTACAAAGAGTGGATTTACCATTTCCAGACGGCCCGACTATTACACTAAACTCATTGGGCCTAATTCCCATAGTTGAAGAAAACATCTTTAAGCTCGAATGAAACCTCTTTTCGTTTTTTGCCGCGTCAAGATCTTTAAGGTCTGACTCGGTCATGATGCCGTTAGTTAGTCTTGACACTTGAACTCTCCCAAAGCTTTCGGTAATTAAATTTTGTTTTGTAAAATAGCCAGTCGAAGTTAGCCTTCCATTTGCGGTCATTATCGCCCAAATTAAAGTCGTTGTCCGTTACCCCTACCATGATCCTATGCCAGTCCATAAAAGCCGGGAATTCGGCCATTGCGGGCTTCATAGAGGCTATCCTGTCTTTGCTTAATGGCAGTTTTACCTTTGGCAGGTTATTAAGCTCTGCTAACTGGTTCCAGTGCTTTGCAATACCTTCTGCTTTTTCTTCAAAGGTCATGGGCTTGACCTCAGGTTCTATTTCTAGTGGATGCGTGTAGTCGATAACCGTGTCTATTTCAACGCTCTGCTCTTCTTTACCTATACCTATACTATTACCTATACCTATACCTATACTATACTTGTACTCTCCCCCCACACTCCCCCCACACGGGGGGTAGTCTCCCCCCAGAGGGGGGTATGTTGTTCTGTTATTAGTGATTTCAATACCATAGGAAGAGAGAATTTCCACAGCTTTTCGCTTAGCAGAAAAACCATCCTTGGTATGAGCGTATTGATCGTTAAAAAAGGGAACCAAAAGGAGTTTAGTCGAGTCGATTTGGTAAATTTGCTCTTTAAATGTCTCAAGAATTGCCCCAATTGTGACCTTTTCATTCGTTTGGAAGCAAAGTAAGTCGATGTCTATCGTCCAAACGCCGGCACAATCGCAATCAAGGTAAAGATAATCCCAAATAACTTTGAACTTAGTAGGTAGTTTTTTGAACCAAGGCTTCTTCCACTTCTCCGTACTTACTAGCCTCTTAGCCATGACTCGCCTCGCCTGACCTTTCTTTTATGGTTACGCGAACCTGTTTATCTTCCATGTCGATAATGTAGCTCTCGACTGATATTTCAAGGTTTTTAGCCAGAGCCTCTTTTAATAATAAGCGTTGTAATTCGGTTAGTTTTACACAGTCTTGTACTATAAATTCCATTTAATACCTCTTTAAAAAATTAAGGACATCACTTTCAATTGGTCTACTAAACGCCTTTAAAATATCTAAAACATCGCTGTTTTCTATCGTTAAAAGCTCTTTTCTAAACTCAAAGGAAACCTCTCCGCGCATTGGATATTCTACTTGGTAGCCAAACGACCCCTTTTCAAGAACCGCCTTCAGCCTTTCTTCAAGATCACTTCCCCTTTCACACTCAATACTTCCTTCTAAATACAGTCTCACCTGATACCTCCTTCGGTATATGTTGTTGCGTTATCGTACGCGTAGCTTTTATCAATGTTCATTATTTCGGCCGACAGGAAGAACTCAATGTCATTGCTCGTAAACGACCTAAATAGCGTCAATAAGGGAATCGTGCCCTTGTGTACCTTAAAAAGGATTTCCAGCTTTAAAACCCGCATTCCTAGCTCTAAGATGTCGTCATTGCCATCTAGGAACTCTTCGAAAAATTGTTGTGTGATTTTCATCGATCCTCCATTGTAAAAATTACTTAGAGGTGTTGATATTTAGAATGAGATGTAGTAATTATCTTACTAGATTTCGCTCTAAGGTCTATCCACCTTAAGCAATATGTTTGAGGCCTCTTTTAGCGAAGAGGCTTTGTTATTTTGGAGTACGATAAATAGGATTATTCGATAAATCAAGATCTAAAAACTAATGTCTCCACTTCCCAGTACTTTCGCAAATATACCAATCATTTTGAATTAACCATCGCTTAACAGATGGATATTTGTTGGCCATATGGGTAGTTCCATGGTTATGGAAATCATTGTGGATTTGTTGTGAAACTGGGATCATATTCCACTTGCATTCTGCAAATTCTTTAAAGGCCTTGCGACTTAGTAAGTGATGATAGGTAACAAGACCTCGACCTTCCAAGTTGGTCACGATACATGGTTCATTTGCTTCGTAGCTCATTTTCAGGTTCCACATCCTCAGGATCGGTAAAGCTGTCAACCGAACGACACTCGGGGCACATTGTAGCAGTGTCGCCACCGATGTAAACCTCTACTTCCTCGTCGCATTCATTACATATCAAATAAATCCATCCCATAATAAACTCCTATTTATTTCTTTCTTCTAAGGTTAATGCCTCATATTCGTCTTCTTCTTCCATTTCAAGGTCTTCCTTTAAAAGGGCTTCTCTTACGCAATCGGAGCATAGGACGTCCTCTTCGTAAGGGTGCATCATGAGGTCGGCTTTTGATTTACATTGTTCGCACTCTAATGGCTCATAGTAAAATGCACTTGATTTTGGTCTCATATAATCTCCTTTAAAGTTGATTGATTTTATCATGAAAGCGGCGTGATGTTTTGAGGTGTGAAATTGTTACCTGGGAACAGTGTAGAGTGTAATTTTGATAGACGGCTTGTCTCCGTTGATCTTTTTAAGCAGTAGGCTAACCACTTGAGCGTCGTCGATGTCATGGAGGAATAGGTTGTCAAAAATGACTTTTTCTAGGTTCCCTAAGTCTCCGGATTTATTGGAAACTTGGTTTCTGAGCGTATAGAGATTAGGGATAGTAAAGGTTAATTCAGCATGCAGGGCTTGAGTGATCGGTCGATAGTCTCTAAAGAAACGCTTGATCTCCATAAGATAAGGGGCGGTGTTCGCTTTGAACTCGGCCGCCCATTTTGAATACTCTTGACTTCTAACTCTTCGACCGTCTCTTAAGGTTGCAAAGGCATGGTTAAGACTCAACGGCCTCATCTTCAGCTCTAAGCTCAGCGAGCTGCTCTGTATAGATACCGGATTCGACGTTAACGAGGTAACTTCTGATTGTTGATTCAAGTGCAACTTCCCACGGCTTTTTAGATTTTCTTTTCACTAAATCGTCCGCAAATTCCTCAAGTACGTCAACACTTAGTTCGTAGAACTGCTTCCCTCTAAACTTAGAGTTCTGGAATCTATAAAGCGGGCCGACTGCTTTTTCTTCCTCTGGGATTGGGTTGTCTATTTCTGCGCTTTCGTTCATGATTTGAACCAAGCTTCTTTCAGGAGACGCCTCCACTTCTTCTAATTCTTCAGTTGCATAAATGCCTTGTAATACGTCTGGAAACACCATTCTTAGGGCTTCTGAGACGCATCTCCAGCGCAACATAGTTACCGGCTGCTTAAGCCAGTTGTCCTTGCCCGCTAGTCCCATTTGCTTTGCTTTTTGCATGTCCCAGGTTGACGTAAACCCATAGTCGTCCTTGTCTCTCTTTGCAGTGCAAGTAACAATCTTTTTCTCTTCGTCTGCCTTAATTTCGATAATGGCGCTGGGACACTTAGACCTAACGAGGGCAAGCTGTGTTTGCGCCTTAAGGGTGCATTGACCTTGAATTAACACTATTGCCTGCAGAGATTGCATTGGTTGAAAACCTAACTCTGCACCCAAGACAAGGGCGGCAAAAACGTCTTCGCCTTTGCCTTGAAAATGCTTTGGTACGATTGAGCTTTTAGCAAGAGTACTTGCTAGCTTTACAGCTTGATTGAACTTTGATTCATCAAATAACATGATTTCCATAAATACCTCCAGGTTTTAGCTGAACTTACTATGACTTCATTTTTATATCAATGTGGTGTGAAGATATTTTAGAAAAGCGGAGCTATGAAGATATGTCATGCACTTCAAAGAACAACAACCTGGATACATGCCCCGCTTGGTTCCTGTTTAACATAGCTCTAAAAAAGGCGCAAGTTATTGATGTAATGTAAATCTTATATTTATAATAATTATGTATTGAACTTTTAAAAAACCAATTATATCAATTATGCCTAACCACTTCAAAGGGAACAACATGCATGAATCTAATTCACCACGAATTAAGGTTA